TGAACGACGCCGTGACCCGGCTCCCGTCACGCCCGAATCTCTCCCCAACCGTTTCCAAAAATGGCGACGCCGCCGAGGTCGCGCCGATCGCCGGCGATCGCGTCGAATTCGTCCCGCCGCGGCTGGAGACGCCGCGCCCGAAGCGCGTGACGGGCTCCTACGGCGCCGAGGCCGCCGCCTGGATCCGCGAATACCTCGGCGACGAGCTCCGGCCGTGGCAGCTCTACGCGCTGGAGCGGATCCTCGAACACGACGAGACCGGCGCTCTGATCTGGCGCCGCGTGATCCTGACCGTCTCGCGCCAGAGCGGAAAATCGATGCTCGCCCGCGGGCTGTGCGGCTGGCGACTCGGCGCCGCCGACCTATTCGGCGAAGCTCAAGACGTCCTGCACGTCGCGAACCTCCGCGACGTCGCGCGCACGATCTGGCGACCGGCGGCGCGCCGCCTGGAGGACACGATCGGCGCTCTCGTCCGCCGCGCGAACGGTCAAGAGGCGATCGAGCTCGGTCTCGACGGCGAGCTCGGCTCGTGGCGGCTCGCCGCGTCCACGCTGGATAGCGGCGTCGGAACCTCGAACGCGCTCGCGTTCTGTGACGAGGCGTGGCGACTCTCGCGCGAAGTAGTGGACGGCTCGATCGGCCCGACGCTCGCCGAGCGCAACTCCTCTCAACTCCTCCTCGCGAGCTCGGCCGGCCACGGCGGATCGAAGCTCCTCGCCGAAGATCGCGCGCAAGCGATCGCGGAGCTCGGCGATCCCGACTCGGCGACGATCCTTCTCCTCGAATGGAGCGCGGCGCCCGAGCGCGCCGACGACGATCGCGAAGGCTGGCGAGAGGCGTCGCCGCATTGGTCGCCGCGCCGCGTCGCCTTCCTGGAGCAGCAATACGCGATTAGCCGGCAAGTGACCGGCGACCCGACCGAGGACGCGAAACGGCAGCGCGTGTGGCAAATGCAGTATCTAAATCGCTGGGTTGAGTCCGTCTCGTCGTGGATCTCCGCGGCCGCCTGGAACGCCGGCGCGCGCACCGAGCTCGATCTCTCCGGCCTCGGCGCCGGCACCGTCGCCGTCGAGCATCACGTCGCCGGCTACCCGTTCGGCGCCGTGCACGCCGTCGCCGACGCCGCCGGCGACGTCCGTCTCGTCGGCCGCGTGTTCGAGCGGCGGCGCGATCTGTGGACGTGGATCGAGGAGCTCGCCCGCGAGCGGCGCGGCCTGGAGCTCCTCCACCCGCCGACGCTAAAAGGACACGTGCCGGCGTCGATCCGCGCGCAGGCGCGAGCCGTCGGCACGGCCGAGCAGTACGCCGGCTATGCCCCGACCGTGGGCGCCGCGCTCGAAGGCCGGCTCTTGCACGACGGCGGCGCCGAGCTCCGCGAGCACGTCCTCCGCGCGGCCACGGCGCGCGTCCCCGATCGCGGTACGACGTTGAGCTCCAAACACTCGCCCGGCCCGATCTACCTCGCCCGCGCGATGGTCTGGGCTGTCTCGAACGAGCTCCGGCCCGACGCGCGTCCTCGGCCGATGGTCGCCGGCGGCCGGCGCGCGTCGTGACGTGGCGGATCTTCAACGGCTTCCGCGTCCTCGTCTACGTCGTCCTCACGCCCGTCTCCTACGCGCTCGGCTGGCTCAACTCCGTCACGTTCGTCGCCGTCCTCTCGATCTGGGCTCTCGTGGAGTCCGCGATCGCCGCGTGGCGCGCTGACGTCCCGAACCGCGAGCGCGATCGATAGACTCGCCGACGGCGCGCCGGCCGCGGCTCCCCCACGAGAAGCGGCCGGCGCGTGATCGTGTCGTCCGACCCGCTCTCTACCGTCCCGGCTCGTGGCGCGGCTTGGTCTCCTCTCTCGAAGCGACGCTCGGCCGCCGGCGGCACGCACCGGCGGCCGAGCCCGCGTCTCGGCCGTGTTCGGTCTCCCGAGGATCCCGACGTTCGCGCAGACGCGGCCGATCGCGTCGCCGAACCTCGCGATGGTCGATTCGTGGCCGGAGCTCGTGACGAGCCGGCAGGCGGCGCTGTCGATCCCGACCGTCAAAACGTGCCGAGATCTCATCATCGGCGCCGCCGTCCAAATGGCCGTCCGCAAGTTCCGCGGCGCCGAGGAAGTCAATCCCGGCAAGCTCCTCACGCAACCCGACCCTGATTGCACGTTCGCGACGACGCTCGCCGGCACGCTCGAAGATCTGATCTACGACGGAACCGCCTATTGGCTCGTGCTCGCCCGCGACGGCGTAGAGACCGAGCGCAACCCCGACGGGCTCCCCGTCCGGGCTCGCTGGATCCCTGTCGGCGACGTCGAGCCCGAGCTCAACTCGGACGGCGGATCGTATTCGCGTCTCGACGGCTACACGATCGCCGGGATCCGCGGAACGGTCGATCCCGAGAACGTGATCCGCTTTGACTCGCCGCTCGCCGGCATCCTCCGCGCCGGCGCGACGGCGATCGCGAACGCGCTGGATCTCGAGGCCGCGGCCGCTCGCATGGCCGCCGTCGAGATCCCCGCCGGCACGCTCACGAACACCGGCGCCGCCGTCTCGCCCGACGAGGCGGACGAGCTCGTCGCGAAGTTCGAGGAGCAGCGGCGAAACCGCACCGTGGCTTTCCTCCAAAACCTCGAATACGAGCGGTCGCAACTCAACGCCGAGGATCTGGAGCTCGTGGCCGCCCGCGCGAACGCCGCGACGGAAATGGCGCGGCTTCACAATCTGCCCGTGGCGATGGTCTCCGCGTCGCCGAGCGGCGGCGCGTCGGCGATGCTCTACTCGAACCTCGGCGCACAACTCTCGCTCATGGTCTCCAACGCCGTCGCGCCGCACCTAGCGACGATCGAGCAGACGCTCTCGCTCGACACCGTGACCGCGCAAGGTCAGCGCGTCGCGTTCAACACGGCAGCTTTCCTCCGCTCGGATCCGACCGAGCTCCGCGAGCACGTCAAAGAGCTCCTCGAAGCCGAGATCATCACGAAGGACGAAGCTCGAACCATGCTCGGCGTCGGCGGCGTGACCGCCGCGGCCGCCGGCTCTCAAACTGGAGGAGTCTGACGATGGAGCTCTATCTCGAATTCGCCGCGCAAGCGGCCAAGGCGATCGACACCGGCCGCCGCGTGATCGAGGGAACGATCATGCCCCACGACGAGATCGGCCTCGCGCTCGTGGACGGCGAGCCGCGAAAAGTCCGCTTCGCCGCCGGCTCGATCTCGCCCGCTCCAGGCCGGAAAGTCCCGCTTGTGTTCGAGCACGACACCGGCGCGCCCGTCGGCGTCATGGCCGGCGAGCTCCAGGCCGGCGACGTCGAGACGCTCGCGACGTTCGCGATCGATCGGACGCCCGCCGGCGACGATGCTCTCGTGCAGGCCGCGAGCGGCTCGCGAGCCGGCCTCTCGGCCGGCGCGATCGCGACGTCCTGGAACGAGGCCGAGGACGGAGTGCTCGACGTCACGTCGGCGCTCCTCCTCCACGTAGGTCAATGCTCGATCCCGGCTTTCGCCGGAGCGACCGTCTCGCGCGTCGCCGCGACGCGCGCTAAGGAAGTCCACAACGAAAGGAGCTCGACAATGGGCGAGCAGCAGATCCGCGAGATCGCCGATGGGATCGGCGACTCAACGACGGACGAGGAGCTCGCCGAGCTCCTCAACCACGAGAACGAGACCGTTCGCGAGGCGGCGCAGGCCGAGCGCGCACGGCGTACCGAGAAGGCCGCCGCCGGCGACACGAACCAAACGGAGCTCGGCACGGAGTCGAGCTCGGCCGAGAAGCCCGTCGTCCTCAACCGAGGCCGCGGCCGCGAGCCCGAGATCCGCTGTTCCGCCGGCGAGCTCGTGCTCCACATGGTTCGCGCGCAGTCCGGCGACCGTGACTCGGCGCGGCTCGTCGAGGCCGTGCTCTCCGAGGTCGCGAGCGTGGACGTCCCCGGCCTCATGCCCAAGGCGTACACGTCGTCGGCGCTGGAGACGATCGAGCAGGAGCGGCCGCTGTGGGACGAGGTGTGCTCTCACCCGCCGATGCCCGACGTCGGAATGGCGTTCCAGA